ATGGCGTAGATGCACGTTGTGACATGTAGATGATAATTATTATCATTTTGCGGGTCATTTCCGGCGATCCGACAGGTTACGGGGCGGCGACCTCGCGGGTTTTCGCTATTTATGAAAATTTTCCGGGAACCATGTCCGGTTTCTCTGCAAGTTAACTACATGAAAAATATAAGAACGGGCTTTCCGTGAACCGGACATGCGCAAAAAATGGACATATAAACCGGACATGATCGGTTTTGTGCTAATTGTGAGGTGAGAGTTTTTGCGAGGTGAGGAGTGGCTACGCAGACTGAAGTTGCCAGGCATTTAAGTCTGACCGATCGCCAGCTTCGCAGATTGCAGAAATTGCCGGGTGCCCCGATATCAAATAAGCGAGGGCAACTGGATCTGGATGCCTGGCGCGATTTTTACATATCGTATCTGAGGAGAAGTAAAAACGATGTGCCTGATGGCGATAGCGAAGACGACTATGAGGAGAAATTGCTTATTGCCAGATGGGAACTGACAGCAGAACAGGCTGTTACACAGCAGCTAAAAAATGAGGTGTCAAAAGGAAAACTGATTGACACCGGATTCTGTATTTTTGCCCTCAGTAAGCTGGCAATGGCGTTATCAAGTACGCTTGATTCCATCCCTTTATCCATGCAGCGACAGTTTCCTGATTTAACACCGCGCCATCTTGACCATCTGAAAACCCTTATTGCGAAGGGGGCAAATCAGTGTGCGCGGGCAGGGGATAAATTACCGGATTTACTCGATGAATATATCAGAGCAACAACTGAATAATATGATGAGCGCTGTCACAACAGCATTACAGCCCCTGATAAGGGCATTGCCGGTGACGCCAGTTGAATGGGCTGATCAAAATTATTATCTGCCGAAAGAATCTTCATATGGTGAGGGAGAATGGAAAACGCTGCCATTCCAGATCGCCATTATGAACTGTATGGGTAACGACCAGGTTCGCACGGTTAACCTGATTAAATCTGCCCGTGTTGGCTATACAAAGATGTTGCTGGGGGTGGTCGGGTATTTTATTGAGCATAAATCCCGAAACAGTCTGCTTTTTCAGCCCACGGATTCTGCCGCTGAAGATTTTATGAAGTCTCACGTGGAGGCGACGATTCGGAACGTGCCATGCCTGAAAGACCTTTCCCCATGGCTGGGTCGTAAACATCGTGACAATACTCTCACGCTGAAACGCTTTTCATCGGGCGTCGGTTTCTGGTGCCTGGGCGGCGCTGCCGCCAAAAACTACCGTGAAAAATCCGTGGACGTGGTCTGCTATGACGAACTTTCCTCGTTCGAGCCGGATGTCGAAAAAGAGGGCTCGCCAACCCTGCTGGGGGATAAGCGTATTGAGGGGTCGGTGTGGCCAAAATCCATTCGCGGCTCGACGCCTAAAATCAAAGGCACCTGCCAGATCGAAAAAGCCGCTAACGAGTCGGCACACTTCATGCGTTTTTATGTGCCCTGTCCGCACTGTGGGGAGGAGCAGTATCTGAAATTTGGCGATGATGCCTCGCCTTTCGGTCTTAAGTGGGAGAAGAATAAGCCAGAAAGTGTTTTCTACCTTTGTGAGCATCATGGCTGTGTGATCCATCAGTCTGAGCTTGACCAGAGTAACGGGCGGTGGATCTGTGAAAACACGGGCATGTGGACCCGTGACGGTCTGACGTTTTTCAGCGCCCGGGGTGATGAAATTCCGCCGCCGCGCTCCATCACGTTCCATATCTGGACGGCGTACAGTCCGTTCACCACCTGGGTACAGATTGTCTATGACTGGCTGGATGCACTGAAAGATCCCAACGGCCTGAAAACCTTTGTGAACACCACGCTGGGCGAGACCTGGGGAGAGGCCGTGGGCGAAAAACTCGATCACCAGGTACTGATGGATAAGGTGGTGCGTTACACGGCGGCGGTGCCTGCCCGGGTGGTTTATCTGACGGCGGGCATTGACTCGCAGCGAAACCGTTTTGAGATGTATGTCTGGGGATGGGCTCCGGGAGAGGAAGCCTTTCTGGTGGATAAAATCATCATTATGGGGCGTCCTGATGAGGAAGAGACGCTGTTACGTGTGGATGCGGCGATCAACAAAAAATACCGCCATGCGGATGGCACCGAAATGACTATTTCCCGTGTCTGCTGGGACACCGGGGGGATTGATGGTGAAATTGTTTATCAGAGATCAAAAAAACACGGTGTTTTCCGGGTGCTGCCGGTAAAAGGCGCATCTGTCTATGGCAAGCCGGTGATCACCATGCCAAAAACCCGCAATCAGCGGGGCGTGTATCTGTGTGAAGTGGGAACGGACACCGCAAAAGAAATTCTCTATGCCCGTATGAAAGCCGATCCCACGCCTGCGGATGAAGCCACGTCGTATGCCATCCGTTTTCCTGATGATCCGGAGATTTTTTCGCAGACAGAGGCGCAGCAACTGGTGGCGGAAGAGCTGGTGGAGAAGTGGGAAAAAGGAAAGATGCGTCTGCTGTGGGATAACAAAAAGCGGCGTAACGAAGCGCTGGACTGCCTGGTGTATGCCTACGCGGCATTACGTGTGTCCGTGCAACGCTGGCAGCTTGATCTGGCTGTACTGGCAAAATCCCGGGAAGAAGAGACGACCCGGCCAACCCTGAAAGAACTGGCAGCGAAGCTGTCCGGAGGAGTGAATGGTTACAGTCGCTGAACTGCAGGCGCTGCGTCAGGCGCGCCTTGATTTATTAACCGGTAAACGGGTGGGGTCTGTCCAGAAAGATGGTCGCAGAATTGAATATACGGCGGCTTCTCTGGATGAGCTTAACCGGGCGATCAATGATGCGGAGTCGGTACTGGGGACAACCCGCCGTCGCCGTCGTCCGCTGGGAGTGAGGTTATGAAACGAACGCCTGTCCTGATTGATGTGAACGGCGTTCCGCTTCGGGAGAGCCTCAGCTACAACGGGGGCGGCGCAGGATTTGGCGGGCAAATGGCGGAGTGGTTGCCACCGGCGCAGAGTGCCGATGCAGCTCTGTTGCCCGCGTTGCGTCTGGGGAATGCCCGTGCAGATGATCTGGTACGCAATAACGGGATAGCGGCTAATGCGGTGGCACTGCATAAGGATCACATTGTCGGGCATATGTTTCTGATCAGCTACCGTCCGAACTGGCGCTGGCTGGGGATGCGGGAGACCGCAGCAAAAAGCTTTGTCGATGAGGTGGAGGCGGCCTGGTCGGAATACGCCGAAGGGATGTCTGGCGAGATCGACGTGGAAGGAAAACGCACGTTCACGGAATTTATCCGTGAAGGTGTGGGCGTTCATGCGTTTAACGGCGAAATCTTTGTGCAGCCGGTCTGGGATACGGAAACCACGCAGTTATTCCGTACGCGTTTTAAAGCCGTGAGTCCGAAACGGGTGGACACGCCAGGACACGGTATGGGGAACCGTTTTCTGCGGGCCGGGGTGGAGGTCGATCGATATGGCCGTGCCGTTGCGTACCATATCTGTGAGGATGATTTTCCTCGCTCCGGGAGTGGACGATGGGAACGGATCCCGCGTGAACTTCCCACCGGGCGTCCGGCCATGCTGCATATTTTCGAGCCGGTGGAGGACGGGCAGACCCGTGGGGCCAACCAGTTTTACAGCGTCATGGAACGGCTGAAGATGCTCGATTCCCTGCAGGCAACACAGCTTCAGTCGGCCATTGTGAAAGCCATGTATGCAGCGACGATTGAAAGTGACCTTGATACCGAAAAGGCCTTTGAATATATCGCCGGTGCGCCGCAGGGGCAGAAGGATAATCCGCTTATTAATATTCTGGAGAAGTTCTCCAGCTGGTATGACACGAATAACGTGACGCTGGGTGGTGTCAAAATTCCGCACCTTTTCCCCGGGGATGATCTGAAACTACAGACTGCGCAGGATTCAGACAATGGATTTTCGGCGCTTGAACAGGCGCTGCTGCGGTATATCGCCGCCGGTCTTGGCGTTTCCTACGAACAGTTGTCCCGTGATTACTCGAAGGTCAGTTATTCAAGTGCCAGGGCCTCTGCCAATGAGTCGTGGCGCTATTTTATGGGGCGGCGAAAATTTATTGCGGCCCGGCTGGCCACGCAGATGTTTTCCTGCTGGCTGGAAGAGGCACTTCTTCGGGGGATTATCCGTCCGCCACGGGCGCGTTTTGATTTTTATCAGGCGCGATCAGCCTGGTCACGGGCAGAGTGGATTGGTGCCGGAAGAATGGCCATTGACGGGCTCAAGGAGGTTCAGGAATCGGTGATGCGCATTGAGGCCGGACTGAGCACGTATGAGAAAGAGCTGGCGCTGATGGGCGAGGATTATCAGGACATTTTCCGCCAGCAGGTTAGGGAATCTGCAGAGCGGCAAAAAGCCGGACTCTCACGTCCGGTGTGGATAGCGCAGGCGTATCAGCAGCAGATAGCGGAGAGTCGCAGGCCGGAAGAGGAGACAACACCACGTGAGACGTAATCTTTCACACATTATTGCCGCAGCATTCAATGAACCGCTGCTTCTGGAGCCCGCCTATGCGCGGGTTTTCTTTTGCGCGCTCGGGCGCGAGATGGGGGCAGCAAGTCTTTCGGTACCACAACAGCAGGTACAGTTTGATGCTCCCGGAATGCTGGCTGAAACGGACGAGTACATGGCCGGAGGTAAACGACCGGCCCGTGTTTACAGGGTGGTGAACGGTATTGCTGTACTGCCGGTGACCGGCACGCTGGTGCACCGGCTGGGTGGTATGCGGCCATTTTCCGGAATGACAGGCTATGACGGTATTGTCGCCTGTCTTCGGCAGGCAATGGCGGATAGCCAGGTGCGGGGCGTACTGCTGGACATTGACAGTCCGGGCGGGCAGGCCGCCGGCGCGTTTGACTGCGCTGACATGATTTACCGCCTCCGTCAGCAGAAGCCGGTCTGGGCACTGTGCAATGACACGGCCTGTTCTGCAGCCATGCTGCTGGCGTCGGCCTGCTCCCGACGGCTGGTTACCCAGACATCCCGTATCGGCTCCATTGGCGTGATGATGAGCCATGTCAGCTATGCCGGTCATCTGGCGCAGGCCGGTGTGGATATCACGCTGATTTACTCAGGGACGCACAAGGTGGATGGCAATCAGTTTGAAGCCTTACCGGCAGAGGTTCGCCAGGACATGCAGCAGCGCATTGATGCGGCGCGCCGGATGTTTGCCGAAAAAGTGGCGATGTTTACCGGTCTGTCTGTTGATGCCGTCACGGGAACAGAGGCCGCCGTTTTTGAAGGTCAGTACGGCATTGATGCCGGGCTGGCGGATGAATTAGTCAATGCGTCGGATGCCATCAGTGTGATGGCCACGGCGCTGAACAGTAATGTCAGAGGAGGCACTATGCCGCAATTAACTGCAACGGAAGCCGCCGCGCAGGAGAACCAGCGAGTGATGGGGATCCTGACATGCCAGGAAGCGAAAGGACGTGAACAGCTTGCCACGATGCTGGCAGGACAACAGGGCATGAGCGTTGAACAGGCCCGGGCGATTCTGGCCGCGGCGGCACCGCAGCAGCCGGTGGCATCCACGCAGAGTGAAGCCGATCGCATTATGGCGTGTGAAGAAGCGAACGGTCGTGAACAACTGGCGGCAACGCTGGCGGCGATGCCGGAGATGACGGTGGAAAAAGCCCGCCCGATCCTGGCTGCTTCACCGCAGGCGGATGCCGGACCCTCACTCCGTGATCAGATCATGGCACTGGATGAGGCAAAAGGGGCTGAGGCGCAGGCTGAACAGCTGGCTGCCTGCCCGGGAATGACTGTGGAGAGCGCCCGGGCTGTGCTGGCTGCGGGATCAGGTAAGGCAGAACCGGTCTCTGCATCCACAACCGCCCTGTTTGAACGCATCATGGCGAACCATTCACCGGCTGCGGTACAGGGTGGCGTGCCACAGACGTCAGCAGACGGTGATGCGGACGTGAAAATGCTCATGGCCATGCCATGAAGTCAGTGCTGACCATCAACAGGAGGTTTTTACAATATGGTAACGAAAAACATCACTGAACAGCGTGCGGAAGTACGTATTTTTGCCGGTAATGATCCGGCTCATACCGCCACAGGCAGCAGCGGGATTTCCTCGGCAACACCGGCACTGACGCCCCTGATGCTGGATGAAGCCAGCGGGAAACTGGTGGTCTGGGACGGACAGAAAGCCGGTAGTGCAGTTGGCATACTGGTACTGCCGCTTGAAGGCACAGAGACGGTACTGACCTATTACAAGTCGGGGACCTTTGCGACGGAGGCAATCCGCTGGCCTGAAAGTGTGGATGAACACAAAAAGGCAAATGCCTTTGCCGGCAGTGCCCTGAGTCACGCGGCGCTGCCGTAACACGTTATCAGGCCACCGCGGTGGCCTGACTGATTTCTGAATGAAAGGAACTGATTTATGGGATTGTTTACGACCCGCCAGTTACTCGGTTATACCGAACAAAAAGTGAAATTTCGTGCGCTGTTTCTGGAGCTGTTTTTCCGCCGTACGGTGAATTTCCATACCGAAGAGGTGATGCTGGACAAAATTACCGGAAAAACGCCGGTGGCGGCCTATGTCTCCCCGGTTGTTGAAGGAAAAGTGCTGCGTCATCGCGGTGGTGAAACCCGCGTGTTACGTCCGGGCTACGTCAAGCCGAAACACGAATTTAATTACCAGCAGGCGGTTGAGCGTCTTCCCGGTGAAGATCCGGCTCAACTGAACGACCCGGCCTACCGTCGTCTGCGTATCATCACCGATAACCTCAAACAGGAAGAGCATGCCATTGTCCAGGTGGAAGAAATGCAGGCGGTGAATGCCGTGCTGTATGGCAAATACACCATGGAAGGGGATCAGTTTGATACTGTCGAGGTGGATTTTGGACGCTCTGAAGGAAATAACATTGAGCAGGCCGACGGTAAAAAATGGTCTGAGCAGGACCGTGATACGTTTGATCCGACGCATGATATTGACCTCTACTGCGATCAGGCCAGCGGTCTTGTGAATATTGCCATTATGGACGGTACTGTCTGGCGTCTGCTGAATGGTTTTAAGCTGTTCCGCGAAAAACTGGATACCCGTCGCGGCTCAAATTCACAACTCGAAACGGCAGTGAAAGACCTGGGGGCGGTGGTGTCTTTCAAAGGGTATTACGGCGATCTGGCCATTGTGGTGGCGAAAACGTCTTATGTGGCAGAGGACGGTACCGAAAAACGTTATCTGCCGGAGGGCACGCTGGTCCTGGGAAATACGGCTGCAGATGGGATCCGTTGTTACGGTGCCATTCAGGATGCGCAGGCGTTGTCCGAAGGTGTGGTGGCTTCTTCCCGTTACCCGAAACACTAGCTGACCGTGGGCGATCCGGCCCGTGAATTTACCATGACGCAGTCCGCACCGCTGATGGTGCTGCCGGATCCGGATGAGTTTGTGGTGGTGCAGGTGAAATAATCCGTGAGCGGGGGCGAAATGCCCCGTGTCTTTTTTCACAGGGGGCTGATATGGCAACAAAAGAAGAAAATCAGAAACGTCTTCGTCAACTGGCTGGCCTGCTGGGGCGCGAGGCGGATATGTCGGGGAGTGCTGCGGATATTGCGCAACGTGTGTCTGAGTGGGAAGAGGAGCTTGCTGCTTCCCGGGAGGGCATTATGCCTGGTGATGAGAGCGGGCCTGAGCAAAATCACACAGACGATGGTGAGCAGTTGCACAACACTGATGCTACGGATGATGTTAAAGCGGTCCGTGTGCGGAAATGCCTGCATGTGATGGGGTATTGCCCGGAGACAGGCCGTCCCGTTGAACTGACGTACCGGGGCATGCGTGTTCTGGTGCCATCACCACTGGCGACAGCCATGATACAGCACGGAACGGCTGAGCATGTGTGATTTTCAGAATGCCTTTGATGCTGCCCTTGCCGGGGTGGACAGCACGATTGTTGAAGTGATGGGGCTCTGTGCGCAGTTCACCTCGGGGGCACAGTGTGGCAGCGAAGTTCAGGGGGTTTTTGACGATCCGGAGTCGCTGGGGTTTGCCGGTAGCGGGGTCCGTATTGAAGGAAGCTGTCCGTCATTATTTGTGCGGACGGATACGGTGCGTGCCGTGCGGCGTGGTGACACGCTGACCATTAACGGCGAGATGTTCTGGGTGGACCGTGTTTCTCCGGATGACGGAGGGAGTTGTTATCTCTGGCTCAACCGTGGGCAACCACCCGCAGTTAACCGGCGACGATAAACGCAGGGTGAATTATGGCGATAAAAGGGCTTGATCAGACGATTGAAAATCTGAGCCGGGTTCGTAAAAACGCCATTCCGGCGGCTTCAGCAATGGCCATTAACCGCGTGGCCACAACGGCGATTAATCAGTCTTCGTCACAGGTTGCCCGGGAAACCAGGGTGAACCGGAAACTGGTAAAGGAACGGTCCAGACTGAAACGGGCCACGGTCAGAAATCCGAATGCCAGAATTATCGTTAACCGCGGTGATCTCCCGGTGATTAAGCTGGGGATCAGGATGCCGGGGCGTCGTCCGGACAGCATACTCAAAGCCGGTCAGCATCGTTATCAGCGGGCATTTATTCAGCGATTAAAAAATGGTCGCTGGCATGTCATGCAGCGTGTGGCCGGGAAAAACCGTTACCCCATTGATGTGGTGAAAATCCCGATGGCGGCCCCACTGAAACAGGCGTTTGATGAGAATGTTGACCGTATCCGGCGTGAACGTCTGCCCGGAGAACTGGCATACGCGCTGAAACAACAACTGAGGATTGCGATAAAACGATGAAACATACTGATATCCGTGCGGCAGTGCTGGATGCACTGGAGCTGCATGAACACGGGGCGACGCTGTTTGATGGTCGCCCCGTTGTTTTTGACGAAGAGGATTTTCCGGCCGTCGCGGTTTATCTGACGGATGCAGAGTATACCGGTGAAGAGCTGGATGCAGATACCTGGCGGGCCACACTGCATATTGAGGTGTTTTTACCAGCACAGGTACCGGATTCGGAGCTGGATTCGTGGATGGAAAGCCGGATTTATCCGGCGATGACTGCGATCCCGGCACTGGCAGACCTGATTACGACGATGGTTACGCAGGGCTATGAGTATCGTCGTGATGACGATATGGCGTTATGGAGTTCTGCGGATCTGACTTATTCCATTACATACGAGATGTGAGGACGATATGTCAACACCAAATCCCCTTGAGCCGGTAAAAGGTGCCGGTACCACCCTGTGGGTTTATAACGGTCAGGGTGACGCCTATGCAAACCCGTTGTCAGACGATGACTGGCTGCGACTGGCTAAGGTGAAGGATCTGACGCCGGGCGAGATGACGGCAGAACCCTACGATGATAACTACCTGGATGATGAAGACGCGGACTGGACCGCGACCGGGCAGGGGCAGAAGTCTGCAGGAGATACCAGTTTTACGCTGGCCTGGAAACCGGGAGAAGAAGGTCAGAAAGGGCTTATAGGCTGGTTTGAAAGCGGGGATGTGCGGGCCTATAAAATCCGTTTTCCGAACGGCACGGTGGATGTGTTTCGTGGCTGGGTCAGCAGTATCGGTAAGGCCGTGACGGCGAAAGAAGTGATCACCCGCACGGTGAAAGTGACCAACGTGGGCAAACCTTCTGTAGCGGAAGAACGCAGCAAAATTACGCCGGTCACTGCGATTAAGGTGACGCCGACATCCGGTACGGTGGCAAAAGGGAAAACAACCACCCTGACGGTTTCTTTTGAGCCGGAAAGTGCAACCGACAAGACGTTCAGAGTGGTTTCCGCCGATCCGTCGAAAGCCACCATTAGTGTGAAAGATATGACAATTACGGTAAACGGCGTGGCGACAGGTAAGGTGCAGATCCCTGTGGTGAGCGGAAATGGTCAGTTCGCCGCAGTGGCTGAAGTCACCGTTACTGAAGCGGGCGCTGCAGGGTAAACGGAGGTAATACATGTTTCTGAAAACAGAACAATTTGAATATAACGGTGTGTCTGTCACGCTTTCCGAATTGTCTGCGCTGCAGCGTATTGAGCATCTTGCCCTCCTGAAACGGCGTGCAGAACAGGCAGAATCCAGCGGCAACCTGCAGGTAAGCGTGGAAGATCTCGTCAGAACCGGCGCGTTTCTGGTGGCGATGTCCCTGTGGCATAACCATCCGCAGAAAACGGCATCACCGTCAATGAATGAGGCTGTGATGCAGATCGAACAGGAGGTGCTCACCACCTGGCCTGCGGATGCCATTGCCCGGGCGGAAGATGTGGTGTTGCGTCTGTCCGGGATGAGCGGGGCTGTTCATGCGGATACTGACAGCACCGAAGTGGCGAAATATAACGCGCTGACTGATGATGATTTTTCTGCGGGAAAGTCTTCGACGGCGAGCTGAATTTTGCCCTCAGACTGGCGCGTGAGATGGGGAGGCCTGACTGGCGCGCCATGCTTGCCGGGATGACATCCACCGAATATGCCGACTGGCGACATTTTTACCGTACGCATTATTTTCACGATACCCAACTGGATATGCATTTTTCCGGGCTGACGTACGCCGTACTCAGCCTGTTTTTTTGCGATCCGGATATGCATCCCTCTGATTTCAGTCTGCTTGCCCCCCGGCGTGAGGAAGCGCAGACGGAGATGCCGGATGAGGAAAAAATGCTGATGCAGAAAGCGGCAGGACTTGCCGGAGGCGTACGGTTTGGTGGGGACGGAGGGCGTGAGATTTTATCGTCTGCGGATGTGGCGGATGTCAGCGAGGATGATGTCGCATTAATGATGGCTTCAGCGGGGATTCCGGGAGGTGTGAGATATGTCCCAGCCGGTTGGTGATCTTGTTATTGACCTGAGTCTGGATGCGGTCCGTTTCGATGAGCAGATGAGCCGGGTAAGGCGTCATTTCTCCGGACTGGAGACTGACGCCAGAAAAACCGTCGGTGTCGTTGAGCAGAACCTGAGTCGTCAGGCGCTGGCTGCACAAAAAGCCGGGATTTCCGTCGGGCAGTATAAAGCGGCCATGCGAACCCTGCCCGCACAGTTTACGGATATCGCCACGCAGCTTGCCGGTGGTCAGAATCCCTGGCTGATCCTGCTGCAACAGGGCGGTCAGGTGAAGGACTCCTTCGGCGGGATGATCCCCATGTTCAGGGGACTTGCCGGTGCGATCACCCTGCCGATGGTCGGGGTCACCTCGCTGGCGGTGGCGACAGGTGCGCTGGCGTACGCCTGGTACCAGGGGGATTCCACGCTTTCAGCGTTTAATAAAACCCTGGTTCTTTCCGGTAATCAGTCCGGACTGACTGCCGATCGCATGCTGACGCTCTCCAGAGCCGGACAGGCCGCAGGGCTGACGTTTAACCAGGCGAGTGAGTCACTGGCAGCCCTGGTGAATGCCGGTGTGCGTGGTGGTGCACAGTTTGATGCCATCAACCAGAGTGTCGCGCGTTTTGCTTCTGCATCCGGTGTGGAGGTGGACAAGGTTGCAGAGGCTTTCGGAAAACTGACCACCGACCCGACGTCGGGGCTGATGGCGATGGCGCGCCAGTTCCGTAACGTGACGGCAGAGCAGATTGCGTATGTTGCGCAGCTGCAGCGTTCCGGTGATGAGGCCGGGGCCTTACAGGCGGCGAACGATGCTGCCACGAAAGGCTTTGATGAGCAGACCCGTCGCCTGAAAGAAAACATGGGGACGCTGGAGACCTGGGCGGATAAAACAGGGAAGGCGTTCAAATCGATGTGGGATGCCATTCTGGATATTGGTCGTCCGGAATCCTCAGCGGATATGCTTGCCAGTGCGCAGAAGGCATTCGATGAGGCGGATAAAAAATGGCAGTGGTACCAGAGCCGGAGCCAGCGCCGGGGAAAGACCTCCTCTTTCCGTGCCAACCTGCAGGGCGCATGGGATGACCGGGAAAATGCCCGTCTGGGGCTGGCAGCGGCCACGCTGCAGTCGGATATGGAAAAAGCCGGTGAACTGGCTACCAGGGACCGGGCCGAACGGGACGCATCACAGCTGAAGTATACCGGAGAGGCGCAGAAGGCGTATGAGCGTCTGCTGACGCCGCTGGAGAAATATACTAACCGGCAGGAAGAGCTGAATAAGGCCCTGAAAGACGGGAAAATCCTGCAGGCGGATTACAACACGCTGATGGCGGCGGCGAAAAAGGATTATGAATCGACGCTGAAAAAGCCGAAGTCGTCAGGTGTTAAAGTGTCAGCCGGTGAGCGTCAGGAAGACCTGACGCATGCGGCGCTGCTGGCGCTTGAAACCGAGCTCCGGACGCTGGAGAAGCACAGCGGAGCGAATGAGAAAATCAGCCAGCAGCGCCGGGATTTGTGGAAGGCGGAGAGTCAGTTCGCGGTACTGGAGGAGGCGGCGCAACGTCGCCAGCTGTCTGCACAGGAGAAATCCCTGCTGGCCCATGAGCAAGAGACGCTGGAGTACAAACGCCAGCTGGCTGACCTGGGTGACAAGGTTGAATACCAGAAACGGCTGAATGAGCTGGCAAATCAGGCTGTGCGGTTTGAACAGCAGCAGAGTGCGAAGCAGGCTGCAATCAGCGCAAAAGCCCGGGGGCTGACGGACCGTCAGGCACAGCGGGAGTCGGAATCGCAGCGCCTTCGTGACGTGTACGGTGATAATCCGGATGCGCTGGCGAAGGCCACATCTGCACTGAAGAACACCTGGTCTGCGGAGGAGCAGCTTCGTGGAAGCTGGATGGCCGGTCTGAAGTCCGGCTGGGGCGAGTGGGCAGAAAGTGCGACGGACAGTTTTTCGCAGGTTAAAAGCGTGGCCACGCAGACCTTTGACGGTATTGCACAGAATATGGCAGCGATGCTGACCGGCAGCGAACAGAGCTGGCGTGGTTTCACCCGTTCTGTGCTCTCCATGCTGACAGAGATTTTTCTGAAGCAGGCCATGGTGGGGATTGTCGGGAGTATTGGCAGCGCCATGGGTGGTGCTTTCGGTGGTGGGGCGTCTGCCTCCACGGGGACGGCCATTCAGGCTGCGGCGGCGAACTTCCATTTCGCGACCGGAGGATTTACGGGAACCGGTGGCAAATACGAACCTGCCGGTATTGTCCACCGCGGGGAGTTTGTCTTCACGAAGGAGGCAACCAGCCGGATTGGCGTCGGCAACCTGTATCGTCTGATGCGCGGGTATGCGGAAGGTGGTTATGTGGGCGGTGCCGGAAGTCCGGCGCAGATGCGGCGGGCGGAAGGCATTAGTTTTAATCAGAACAATCACGTGGTGATTCAGAACGACGGCACCAACGGACAGGCGGGGCCGCAGCTGATGAAGGCGGTGTATGACATGGCCCGCAAGGGGGCGCAGGATGAGATTCAGGCGCAGATGCGTGATGGCGGCGTCTTTTCCGGAGGCAGGCGATGAAAACATTTCGCTGGAAAGTGAAGCCGGATATGGAGGTGAACTCGCAGCCATCGGTGCGTGAAGTGCGTTTTGGTGACGGGTATTCGCAGCGTATGGCGGCGGGGCTGAATGCTGACCTGAAAACATACCGTGTGACGCTTTCCGTGACCCGGGAGGAGGCCCGACATCTGGAGGCATTCCTGGCAGAGCACGGTGGCTGGAAGGCGTTTCTGTGGACACCGCCTTATGCCTGGCGGCAGATAAAGGTGACCTGTGCCGCCTGGTCATCACGGGTTCGCATGCTGCGGGTTGAATTCAGCGCGGAGTTTAAGCAGGTGGTGAACTGATGCAGGATATTCACGAAGAAAGTCTGAACGAGTCGGTTAAATCAGAGCAGTCACCGCGGGTGGTACTCTGGGAAATCGACCTGACGGTACAGGGTGGTGAGCGGTATTTTTTCTGCAATGAGCTGAATGAAAAAGGGGAGGCGGTTACCTGGCAGGGGCGGCAATATCAGGCATACCCGATTGACGGCAGTGGCTTTGAGATGAACGGGAAGGGCAGCAGTGCCCGCCCGTCGCTGACGGTGTCGAATCTGTTCGGTCTGGTCACCGGAATGGCGGAGGACCTGCAGAGCCTGGTGGGGGCCACGGTGGTCCGCCGCCGGGTGTATGCCCGTTTTCTGGATGCGGTGAATTTTGTGGCGGGCAATCCGGAAGCGGACCCGGAGCAGGAGCTGAGCGACCGCTGGGTGGTGGAGCAGATGTCAGAGCTGACGGCCATGACAGCCTCGTTTGTGCTGGCAACACCGACGGAGACGGACGGAGCGCTGTTTCCCGGTCGCATCATGCTGGCGAACACCTGTATGTGGGATTACCGGGGAGATGAATGCGGGTATAACGGTCCTGCGGTGGCGGATGAGTTCGACAACCCCACCACGGATATCCGTAAGGACAGATGCAGCAAGTGCATGCGCGGGTGTGAGATGCGCGGCATGGTGGCTAATTTTGGCGGTTTCCTTTCCATTAACAAACTTTCGCAGTAAATCCAATGACACAGACAGAATCAGCGATTCTGGCGCATGCCCGGCGGTGTGTGCCTGCGGAGTCGTGCGGCTTCGTGGTGAGAACGCCGGAGGGGGAGCGGTATATCCCTTGTGTGAATATCTCTGCAGAGCCGGAGGCGTATTTTCGTATTGCACCGGAAGACTGGCTGCGGGCAGAGATGCAGGGGGAGATTGTGGCACTGGTCCACAGTCATCCCGGTGGTCTGCCCTGGCTGAGCGAGGCCGACCGGCGGCTGCAGATAAAAAGTGCACTGTCCTGGTGGCTGGTCTGCCGGGGGGAAATTCATAAATTCCGCTGTGTGCCACATCTGACAGGACGGCGCTTTGAGCACGGGGTGACGGACTGTTACACGCTGTTCCGGGATGCCTACCATCTGGCGGGAATTGATATGCCGGATTTTGAGCGTGAGGATGACTGGTGGCGCAACGGTCAGAACCTTTACCTGGACAATATGGAGGCGACTGGTTTTTACAGGATTTCCCTGCCTTCCGCACAGCCTGGCGATATCCTGCTGTGCTGCTTTGGCGCATCGGTGGCCAATCATGCCGCCATATACTGCGGCAACGGTGAGCTGCTTCACCATCTGCCTGAACAACTGAGTAAACGGGAGAGGTATTCCGAAAAATGGCAACGACGAACGCATTCAGCCTGGCGTCACCGCCACTGGCACGTATCTGCCTTCACGGGGATTTACAACGATTTGGCCGCCGCCTCAGCCTGTATGTGAACACGGCAGCGGAAGCCATCCGTGCCCTGTCGATGCAGATGCCGGGATTCCGCCGTCAGATGAACGAAGGCTGGTACCAGATACGTATTCGCGGTGAGGACACGGCACCGGAGGCGGTGTACGCCCGTCTTCACGAGCAGCTGGGTGAGGGAACGGTCATCCACATTGTGCCGCGACTGGCCGGGGCCGGAAAGGGTGGACTGCAGATTGTGCTGGGGGCGGCAGCCATCGTGGGCTCTTTCTTCACTGCCGGGGCATCAATGGCGTTATGGGGTTCAGCCCTGGCAGCCGGTGGTTTTTCTGCCACCACGATGCTGTTTTCACTGGGGGCCAGCATGATACTGGGTGGTGTGGCTCAGATGCTTGCCCCGAAGGCTAAAGTACCGGAGTACAAAAGCACGGATAACGGTAAACAGAACACGTACTTTTCCTCGCTGGATAACATGATTGCCCAGGGGAACCCGATGCCGGTGCCTTACGGTGAAATGCTGGTTGGCTCCCGGCGAATCTCCCAGGACATCAGTACCCGTGATGAAGGCGGTGACGGGAAGGTGGTGGTTATCGGGCGGCAGGCATAAAACATAAAAAATCCCGCAGTGCTCACGGACAGGAACTGCGGGAGAGTTACGAAGATTAACTATAGAGAGTTATTCTTATGTCACGACAAAAAACATTAACGCAGAGAAATTATTAGCGCCACAGTCAGTTTGTGAAAATGTGAAGATATTCAGAATTTTTATTCAGTCATGATACAGGCATCCTCCGGGATGCCTGTTGTTTTTGTGCGTAACAGTTATCACAGTAAAGGGTGAGACAATGGGCAAAGGTGGCGGCAAGGCGCACACGCCGGTAGAGGCAAAGGACAATCTTAAGTCCACGCAGATGATGAGCGTGATTGATGCCATTGGTGAAGGGCCGATTGAAGGTCCGGTGAAGGGGCTGCAGAGTATCCTGGTGAACAAAACCCCGCTGACGGACACGGACGGCAATCCTGTGATACATGGTGTGACAGCGGTCTGGCGCGCCGGGGAGCAGGAGCAGACACCACCTGAAGGCTTTGAGTCCTCCGGGGCGGAAACCGCACTGGGCGTGGAAGTGACGAAGGTAAAGCCGGTGACGCGCACCATTACGTCCGCGAACATTGACCGCCTGCGGGTCACCTTCGGGGTGCAGTCACTGTTGGAGACCACCTCAAAGGGCGACCGTAATCCCTCTTCTGTCCGACTGCTGATTCAGTTGCAGCGTAACGGTAACTGGGTGACGGAAAAGGATGTCACCATTAACGGCAAGACCACCTCACAGTACCTGGCGTCGGTGATTCTGGAGAATCTGCCTGAGCGGCCCTTTAACATCCGGATGGTCCGGGAGACAGCGGACAACACCTCGGACCAGCTGCAGAATAAGACGCTCTGGTCGTCATACACCGAAATCATCGATGTGAAACAGTGCTACCCGAACACGGCGATTGTGGGGTTGCAGGTGGATGCGGAGCAGTTTGGCGGTCAGCAGATGACGGTGAACTACCATATCCGCGGTCGCATCATCCAGGTACCGTCAAACTATGACCCGGAAAAACGCACGTACAGCGGCATCTGGGACGGCAGCCTGAAACCGGCATACAGCAACAACCCGGCCTGGTGCCTGTGGGACATGCTGACTCACCCGCGCTACGGCATGGGAAAACGTCTGGGGGCGGCAGACGTGGACAAATGGGCGCTGTATGCCATTGCGCAGTACTGCGACCAGACGGTCCCGGATGGTTTCGGGGGCACAGAGCCGCGGATGACCTTTAATGCGTACCTGTCACAACAGCGTAAGGCGTGGGACGTTCTCAGTGATTTCTGCTCGGCGATGCGCTGTATGCCGGTATGGAGCGGCCAGACGCTGACGTTCGTTCAGGACCGCCCGTCGGATGTGGTGTGGCCGTACACCAACAGCGATGTGGTGGTGGATGATAACGGCGTGGGGTTTCGCTACAGCTTCAGCGCCCTGAAGGACCGCCACACGGCGGTGGAGGTGAATTACACCGACCCGCAGAACGGCTGGCAGACCTCCATGGAACTGGTGGAAGACCCGGAAGCCATACTGCGCTACGGGCGCAACCTGCTGAAGATGGATGCGTTCGGCTGCACCAGTCGCGGTCAGGCCCACCGTGCCGGGCTGTGGGTGATAAAGACCGGACTGCTGGAAACGCAGACGGTGGATTTCACGCTCGGGTCACAGGGGCTGCGTCACACACCCGGTGACATTATTGAAATCTGTGATAACGACTATGCCGGGACCATGACCGGCGGACGTATCCTGTCCATCGATGCCGCCAGCCGCACCCTGACACTGGACCGTGAGGTGACCCTGCCGGAGACAGGTGCCGCCACGGTGAACCTGATTAACGGCAGCGGTAAGCCGGTGAGCGTGGCCATCACTGCACACCCCGCGCCGGACCGGATACAGGTCAGCACCCTGCCTGATGGTGTGGAGACATACGGTGTATGGGGACTCTCCCTGCCGTCACTGCGTCGTCGCCTGTTCCGCTGTGTCTCCATCCGGGAAAACACGGACGGCACCTTTGCCATCACGGCGGTGCAGCACGTACCGGAAAAGGAAGCCATCGTGGATAACGGGGCCAGCTTTGAGCCGCAGTCAGGCACCCTGAACAGCGTCATCCCTCCGGCAGTGCAGCACCTGACGGTGGAGGTGAGCGCAGCTGACGGTCAGTATCTGGCGCAGGCGAAATGGGACACGCCGAAGGTGGTGAAGGGCGTGAGCTTTATGCTTCGTCTGACCGTGGCCGCGGATGACGGCAGTGAGCGGCTGGTCAGCACGGCCCGGACGACGGAAACCACATACCGCTTCACGCAACTGGCGCCGGGGAACTACAGGCTGACAGTCCGGGCGGTAAATGCGTGGGGGCAGCAGGGCGATCCGGCGTCGGTATCGTTCCGGATTGCCGCACCGGCAGCGCCGTCACAGATTGAGCTGACACCGGGCTATTTTCAGATAACAGCGGTCCCGCGTCTTGCGGTGTATGACCCGACGGTACAGTTTGAGTTCTGGTTTTCGGAAACGCGGATTACCGATATCAGGCAGGTTGAAACCACAGCCCGCTACCTTGGCACGGGGCTGTACTGGATAGCCGCCAGTATCAATATCAAACCGGGCCATGATTATTACTTTTATATCCGCAGTGTGAACACCGTTGGCAAATCGGCATTTGTGGAGGCTGTTGGCCAGCCGAGTGATGATGCATCCGGCTATCTGGATTTTTTCAAAGGAGAGATAGGGAAAACCCATCTGGCTCAGGAGTTGTGGACTCAGATTGATAACGGTCAGCTTGCGCCTGACCTGGCGGAAATCAGAACGTCCATCACGGATGTCAGTAATGAAATCACGCAGACCGTCAATAAGAAACTGGAAGACCAGAGTGCAGCGATCCAGCAGATACAGAAGGTTCAGGTTGATACAAATAATAATCTGAACAGCATGTGGGCTGTGAAGCTGCAACAGATGAAGGACGGACGCCTTTATATTGCGGGTATCGGTGCCGGTATTGAGAATACGCCAGCAGGAATGCAGAGTCAGGTGCTGCTGGCGGCAGACAGGATTGCGATGATTAATCCTGCGAATGGCAACACAAAGCCGATGTTTGTTGGTCAGGGCGATCAGATATTCATGAACGACGTGTTCCTGAAACGCCTGACGGCTCCCACCATTACCAGCGGCGGTAATCCTCCGGCATTTTCCCTGACACCGGACGGAAAGCTGACCGCTAAAAATGCAGATATCAGTGGCAGTGTGAATGCGAACGCCGGGACGCTCAACAATGTCACAATTAATGAGAACTGTCAGATTAAGGGGAAACTGTCAGCCAACCAGATTGAAGGCGATATAGTCAAAACAGTGGGTAAGGCTTTTCCGCGGGACTCCCGGGCACCGGAGCGGTGGCCATCAGGGACCATTACCGTCAGGGTTTATGACGATCAGCCGTTTGACCGGCAGATTGTTATTCCGGCGGTGGCATTCAGTGGCGCTAAGCATGAGAGAGAGCATACTGATATTTACTCCTCATGCCGTCTGATAGTGCGGAAAAACGGTGCTGAAATTTATAACCGTACCGCGCTGGATAATACGCTGATTTACAGTGGCGTTATTGATATGCCTGCCGGTCACGGTCACATGACGCTGGAGTTTTCGGTATCAGCATGGCTGGTGAATAACTGGTATCCCACAGCAAGTATCAGCGATTTGCTGGTTGTGGTGATGAAGAAAGCCACCGCAGGCATCAGTATCAGCTGAATTTTATAACCCATATACGGGCGCCAGAAATGGCGCCTTTTTTATTGCAGAAAAGCGAGAGGTAATTATGCGTAAACTTTATGCCGCCATTTTGTCCGCAGCCATTTGTCTGGCCGTATCCGGTGCGCCTGCATGGGCGTCTGAACATCAGTCCACGCTGAGCGCGGGGTATCTTCATGTCTCGACGAACGTTCCTGGCAGCGATGAACTGAACGGGATTAACGTGAAATACCGTTATGAGTTTACGGACACTCTGGGAATGGTGACGTCATTCAGCTATGCAGGAGACAAGAATCGCCAGCTGACCCGTTACAGCGATACCCGCTGGCATGAAGATTCCGTGCGTAACCGCTGGTTCAGCGTGATGGCGGGGCCGTCTGTGCGCGTGAATGAATGGTTCAGCGCGTATGCGATGGCGGGTATGGCTTACAGCCGTGTTTCGACTTTTTCCGGGGATTACCTTCGCGTAACTGACAACAAGGGGAAAACGCACGATGTGCTGACCGGAAGTGATGACGGTCGCCACAGCAACACGTCTCTGGCGTGGGGAGCTGGCGTGCAGTTTAACCCGGCCGAATCCGTGGCCATTGATATTGCTTATGAAGGCTCCGGCAGTGGCGACTGGCGCACTGACGGTTTCATCGTGGGTGTCGGTTATAAGTTCTGATTAGCCAGGTAACACAGTGTTATGACAGCCCGCCGGTTCAGGCGGGCTTTTTTGTGGGGTGAATATGGCAGTAA